AAATGAGAGATTAAGAAAAAAAAAAGAAAGATTAGAAAGGGAAAGATTAGAAAAGATAAGAAAAGAAAAAGAAAGATTAGAAAAAATTAGAAAAGAAAGATGGAAGGAAAAAAAGGAAAGATTAGATAAGATGAGAAAAGAAAATGAAAAATATTTAAAAAGGATACAAGAAAAAGAAATATTAGAAAAGGAAAGATTAAAAAAGGAAAAATTAAAAAAGGAAAAAGAAATATTAGAAAAGGAAAGATTAAAAAAGGAAAGATTAAAAAAGGAACAAGAAACATTAGAAAAGGAAAGATTAAAAAAGGAAAGATTAGAAAAGGAAAGATTAGAAAAGATGGGAAAAGAAAAAGAAAGATTAGAAAGGTTAAAAAATGCACAAAAAAACTATTTAAAATGGAAACAAGAAAAGGAAGGATTAGAAAAGAAAGGATTAGAAAAGGAAGGATTAGAAAAGAAAGGATTAGAAAAGGAAGGATTAGAAAAGGGAAAATTAGAAAAGGAAAAATTAGAAAGAGATAAATTAGAAAAGGAGAAATTAGAAAAGGAAAAATTAGAAAAATTAAAAAAAGAAAAAGAATTATTAGAAAAAAAGGTAAAGGAATTAGAAAGAAAATTAAAAAAAAAAAAATTAAAAAATTTTTTTTTAAAAAAAAAAAAAATAATTATAAAAAAAAATTAAAAAAAAAAAAGAAAAAATAAAATAAATGAATTTAAATGAAAAAATAAAAAAAGAAAAAGAAAATTATTTTAATTGGAAAAAAGAAAATGAACGATTAATAAAAGAATATTTTAAACGAGAAAAAGAAAAATTAGAAAAAGAAAAATTAGAAAAGGAAAAATTAAAAAAAGAAAAAGAAAGGGAAAAATTAAGAAAAGAAAAAGAAAAGGAAAAATTAAAAAAAGAAAAAGAAAGGGAAAGATTAAGAAAAGAAAAAGAAAAGGAAAGATTAGAAAAAGAAAAAGAAAAATTTGCAAAGAAAATATTAAAAAAGGAAAGATTAGAAAAAGAAAAAGAAAGATTAGATAAAAATGTAAAGAAATTAGAAAAGGAAAGAATAGAAAGAGAAAGATTAAAAAAAGAAAAAGAAAGATTAGATAAAAATGTAAAGAAATTAGAAAAGGAAAGAATAGAAAGAGAAACATTAGAAAAAGAAAGGGACAGATTAGAAAGGTTAAAAAATGCAAAAAAAAAATATTTAAAATGGAAAAAAGAAAAAGAAGGATTAGGAAAAGAAAGATTAGAAAATGAAAAATTAAAAAAAGAAAAAGAAAATGAAAGATTAAAAAAAGAAAAAGAAGGATTAGAAAAAGAAAGATTAGAAAATGAAAAATTAAAAAAAGAAAAAGAAGGATTAGAAAAAGAAAGATTAGAAAATGAAAAATTAAAAAAAGAAAAAGAATTATTAGAAAAAAAGGTAAAGGAATTAGAAAGAAAATTAAAAAAAAAAAAATTAAAAAATTTTTTTTTATAAAAAATAATTTAAATATAAAAATTTAAAAAATTTATAAAAAATGTCAAAAAAAATAGATTATATAAGTGATTTGCATATAGAAATGTGGGATCAAAGGTATGATATAAAGTATCCGTGTGGTGAAACATCCGATTATCCTTTAGATATTAATATATTCAAAAATTCAAATTCAAAAATATTAATAGCAAGTGGTGATATATCAGATGATTTAGAATTGTCAATAAAAAAATTGGATGAAATTGGGAAATATTATGATAAAGTTTTATTTATTGATGGAAACCATGAACATATTAATAAAATTCCAACTGTTTATGAAAATTATGAAATTAATAAATTAATAAATAAACATAACAAATCGCATAATAATAAAAATAATAAATTGCATTTTCTCTCTATTTCCCCATTTCAAATAGGTTCGACAATAATTATAGGAAGAAATGGGTGGTGGGATTATAATAATTGGGATAATAATATTATAAAAGAGGAAACAGAAAATTATTTTAAAGAATGGTTTGAATTATCAGAAGAAAAATCACGAAAGTTTTGTTATAATTGTATGATACAGGCAAAAAAGGATTTTAATGATTTAAAGTATTTAATTGAAAAATATGAAAAGGATAATACAATAAAAGAAATAATAATAGTTACACATACTGTTCCTTTAAAAATTTTTGCAACAAATTTTAAAACAAATACTGAATGTAATTCAGAAATAGAAAAATTATGTCATATTTCAAGTAAAATAAGTCATTGGATTTTTGGACATTCACATAGAGATTATAATTATAAATATAATGATATTCGTTTTATTTCAAACCCCAGAGGAAGACCAAATGACGAAAATAGAGAGAATTACAGCTTAAAAAGTATTGAAATTTAAAAATATTATTTTTTAATAAATTATTATATAAAATATCTCTTATTCAATTTCAAATAAAAATTTATTAAAAAGAATAATAAATTTTCCAATAAAGAGTAAATTACTGTTGTTAATACAAATATGTGCTCCAATAATTTGCGTAATGTTAATTATATTAAAATTTTATTATAAACAATAAAAACGAATAAGTAATATAAATTTAATAAGTTTAACAATTTTTAGTTTATTATTAATAAGAATGCAATATTCTTGTATAACTAGGAAACAACTTGAAACTATGTGTCAATTACCTGTATTATTTTTATTTATTATATTTTATATAATTTATACATTATTTGTATTTACAATCTTTAGAGAAAAGAAGCGGGATTGGAATTTATATGATAATTATGATAAAATAATAATAGGATATTTTATTATAATCACAATTTTAGGTTTAAAAACTTATTTAAATTTAATTATGGGTTAAATAATAAAAACTTATCGAGAACAAACTAAATGTGATCCCGAACTGGAATAATGTAGTGTTTTTCTCTCTTTTTTAGAATTTTGATATATGATAAAATTTTTCATATATCGATGTATAATTTTAACTTGAAAAAGTTGACAAATAAGTAATAAAAAAGAATCACAAGAAGAGGTTAGATGTCCATCGTGTATTTTAGAAATATTGTAATCTTTAATTGCTATCATATGTTCATTTATTTCTTGTTTTTTAGGTTTAGTATTTTGCCATAAAACATCATTCATTTCTGTATTTTTTATTTTGAGTATATTAATTAAATTACGAATATTAGTTTTTTTCTCTCCTATAAATTTAAAATCATCGTTATTTAGTGATTTAAATATTCCATCCCAGAAGCAAGTCATTTATTATGGTATTAGATAATAAAAAACACAGAAAAAATATTATTTAATTTAATATATCATAGCAATATTTGTAAAAGTTGCTAAAAAATATCTCATTTTTATCAAATTTCTTTTTATGTTTAATAAATGTATTGAAATTTGGATATGCTTTAAGTAATTGTGTTTTATTAAAAAATAAACTATATGGTAAATAAAAGGTTCCATTATTTTTTAATGTTAAATTAATAAGTCTATTACAAAAATCTTTAAAAAGTGTTCCGTGAATAATTTTAAAAACTTTAAAATATAAAACGAATGCATATACTTTTTTCTTAGCGTATTTAAGGTAAGTAATATTGTCTTTATTTACTATTCTTATCGTAACATTTAATAAAATAATTCCTTTATAAAGTAAATATTCGCTACAAATAGTATTAAAATTTTTAATAAAAGAATTAAACTTATCAAAGGGTATAAAATATTCTTGTAAAATAAAAGTAAAAATAGAGTAAGGTGTTAATGGCGTAACAACATCAGTGGTATAATTCATTAATTGATTGGGTGTTGTTTCAAGTATTTCAAAGTCAATAGGTTTATTGTTTTTAATTTCAAAAATACTTCGGATATATTTAAATGTTGAAGTAGATCCTAAATAATTAAAGAATATTTTCTTTATTATTTGTTTTTTATTTTTTTTATATTTATATTTAACCGGTACATTATTATTTTTTTTGTATACAATTACCATATAATTATTTAGATCAGACATATTAATTCTTGTAATTTTAAAAATATTTTTTTTCAAAAGATTATTTTGTGCGAATTGATTATATGATTTTGCACTAATGTTATGGATAGTAGGTGTATATAGACAATTATTTTGTATTTTAATGACACAATCATAAATTATCCCAAACATACCATATCCTCCCATAGAAAGTTTAAATAATTGTTTATTTTTTTTATTGCTGCATATTTTAATTTCTCCATTAGAATTTATCAAAGTTAATTCGCACACAGTTTCTGATATATGTTTATCGCTAATAATCCCGTGCGCGTTAACAGAAATACTTCCACCTATTGTAAAATTACAATAAGATTGCATAGAACAAACCGTTTTTTTAAATTTATTTAAAAATTTAATAATATCACAAAAGGTAGCCCCAGATTCAACTCTTAATTTATTATTATTAATTAGTTTCATTTTTTTCATTTTTGTAATATCAATATAATAACAATCATCACAGAGTATATGCCCCCCCATAGAATGTTTAGAACCAGCAATAGAAATTTTCTTATTATTTTTTTGTGCGAGTAATATTATTTTTTGTATTTGGTTGATATTTTTAACATAAAATATTTTATTAACAGTTGTTTTATTTAAAAATGAAACATCATTAACATTCATTTTATATAATAAAAAATAAAATAAAAATAAAAAAAAATATTATTATAATATATAAATGAAAAAAGTAAGATTTTCTAAAAAAAAAGGTGGCGCAATACCACCTACAAGAATACCACCTACAAGAGGTATTTTACAAATGGAGCTACCAAGACCACCCGCAAATAGAAATAGAAGAAGAAGAGGACGAAGAAGAAGAAACGCCACGCCAGTAAGAGCGGTGGCTGCTAGAGCAGCGTCACCAAGAAGAAATTCTGTAAGACAACGTTCAAGGAGTAGTTCAAGAGGAAGAAGTGTAAGAACTCGTAGAAGGTCTCGGTCAAGAAGCAGTTCAGGGACTCGTAGAAGGTCTCGGTCAAGAAGCAGTTCAGGGACTCGTAGAAGGTCACGTTCAAGAAGTAGTAGTTTACATTGGTGGGACCCGTGGCGTAAATATAGAGTTAATTAAAAATTTTCTAAGTATAAAAAGTAAATAAAAATAAAATATAAGAAAATAGTTATAATTAAATTTAAGTATGAAATTAAAAATAGATAATAGGGAACGGAAGTTTATAGATTTAATAAAGATAGTAAATCCCTGTTTTTCCATAGAATATATGAATTTGTCTTTAGGCGATTTTATTATATGTGATGATGAAGGTTCTGAATTAATAGTAATAGAGAGAAAAACGCTTGGAGATCTTGTATCATCTATAAAAGATGGTAGATATAAAGAGCAATCATTTCGTTTGAATAATTACCCAATTCATAATCATAATATAATATATTTAATAGAAGGAAATAATAAATCAAATTTTAATAAACAAGAAAAAAAAATGATAGAAAGTAGTTACTTTTCATTAATGTATTATAAGGGTTTTTCTGTAATAAGAACAAAAAACATTGAAGATACTTTTAAATTTATTTTAAAAATAATGGATAAAATTAAAAGAGAGAAAAAGAAGGTTCAATATTATAGTAATGATTGTGATAAAAATGAAATTGTTAATGTAAATGATTATACAGAAACAATAAAAAGTTGTAAAAAAGAAAACATTACCCCAAAAAATATAGGAAAAATTATTTTAAATCAAATACCTGGTATAAGTAATAAAACATCATCAGTAATAATGGAAAAATTTGGTAGTATATATAATTTAATAAAAAATATAGAAACAAATAAGGAAATATTAAAAGATATAAAATATAAAACAAATACAGGTAAAGAAAGAAGAATATCAAAAAAAAGTATTGATAATATTTATAAATTTTTACTATATAAAAATATTAAAGAATAATGCATATATTTGCGTTACTGTAAATTTTTTTTTGTTTATGATAACATAATGTTGTTTTGGATGAAAAGTGAATATTACAGTGTTTACATATTTTATTATTATTCCATACGTGTATTTTACAATTTTTATTAATTATGGAATCCTTTTTATTAAGTAAATAATTTTGTTTATTATATTTTTCTATAATTTTTACATTAACAATATTACCAAATGTATTTTTACATTTATAACATTTCATTATAAATATTTAAAATAAATATTTTAAGTATTAATAATAATTAAAATATATTTATATCGATTTAATTGTCTTTACATAATACTAGTATATTTTTTAATTTATTTTTTAAATGATTTATAATTTTAATATTATTACTAATAGTATTGTTAAAAGTTATATTTTCATTTTTTAATGATATATTATTTTTTTCTAAATGAATATTTGCATTTGTTAATATTAAATTTTTATTTTTTAAATTTTTATTATTATTTTCTAAATTAATAATTTTATTTTCTAAGTCAAAATTTTTATTTGTTAATATTTTATTTTCATTATTAATATTATCTATAAAATTTTTTACACCTTTGAACATTTAAAACGCCGATATTATTTAAAATATATATAAAGATTTAACGCTAATATAATGAAGTAATGAGTTTAAAAGAAAAATGTAAAAATATGACACAGGCAAACAGATATATTGGTAATATTATCAAAACGAAAAATTGTGAAGAAATTATAGACGATAGAATAATTAAAGAACTAGTTAAATATCATCCTACCAAAAGAATTGATGTTAATAAAGTTGAGTGGTTTAAAATAAAATTACGACCACCATTTAACAAACCTGCTTTATTTTATAAATATAAATACAGTACATATGAAGATGATATTTCTTGGAAATTATGTATAAGAAACTTATATGGAAAATATAATCGCGATGAAGAATATGAAAAAGATGTCAAAACTGCTTTTAGAAATGAAAGTCATATAGGAACAAAAAAGCAATATTTCATTAATAATACGAAGATCAAAAATAATAATTTTATGGGTATATGTAATAATTGTAAGAAGACAACAAAAAATATAACTACTGACCACTATAAGTTATCATATAAAGAAATCTTTGATAATTTTATTAATATAAATAACATTAATTTAAGTGATATTGACATTTTTGAAAATGAAGATAATGAGATTAGAATAAAAGATGAAAATTTAGCATCAAAATGGTTAAATTATCATGATAATAAAGTACAATACAGATTGCTATGTAGTTCTTGTAATAGTCATTTTGGTTCTTATGGATATTAATAAATTTAAATAATATCGGCGTTTTAAATGTTCAAAGGTGTAAAAGAATTCCGTGTGATATTTCTAAATATTGATAATTAAATGTTTGAACATTATTATTATTAATTTGAATTTTTTCTTCATGTATTTTTTGTCTTTTAGTCCATACATTTTTTTCATAAATTATAATTTTAAAAAATGATTATGCTTTATCTACATCTATTATAAATTTTTCATTCCATTCGGGTAAATTATTATTCCAAATAGTATTTGTAATTCTTTTTTGATTTTTATAATTAATTTCTACACAAAGGTCATTATAACCAATATTATTATATAATTTATTTATTGATATGTAATATAACATTTTATAAATAGTTAGAAAAAAAAAAGTAAAAAAATAATTATGACATAGCAACCGCCATATCAAAATTATTTCTTTCTGCAATATGATTGCTTAATATTTCGTTATGTGTTAAATCATTTTTCATTATTTCATTAATTTTTTTTTCTTCAAAAAGTATATTTTTTTTATTTTTTCTACTTTTATTATTTTTATTATTTTTATCTAATTTCATATTATATTGATTTTTATAACTATTTAAAAATTTATTTTTTTGAACATTTTTTCTACTTTTAGCAGGTCCATTCCAGTTTGTATCCATAGCATTATCGGTTGTTAATGATGATTCATTATAAATTTTATCAATAGGATAAAAATCTGAAGTTTTTTTTCTTATAATAGGTATGTAATCATTTGTTTTTTTTTTATAATTTAATTTATTGAATGAGGGTAAACCACTTTTTTTGTCTAATAAATCAGGTAATTTTCTAAATGCGGTTTCGCCCTGCGTTGTTTGTATTTCTTGATAATATAAAACAGGACATTCAATATTATTTTGTTGTTGCCATTCAACATATTTTACATAATCAGATAATTTTTCAAAAATTTTAGGATTTATACCAGGTACAATATTTTTTTTATTGTTATAAAGCCATAAAACATTTCCCTTTTGAATTAATATATTGGGACAAGAATTAGGGTTATCATTATTTTCGAAATATTCTTTTATTTCTTTATTTGAATAATTTAAACAAATATATAATCCAAATAAAAATGCTAAAAATATAAATAATATTTTCATATATATATAGAAATGAAAATAATAGATTTAAAAAGTGGAAAAAATATAAAAGATTTTAATAATTATTATGAAAAAAATAAAAATAATGATAAAATAAAAATAGTTGCTTTTTTAGCAAAATGGTGTGGATTTTGTGAAAAATTTAAACCAGAATGGGAAAATTTTAAGATAATGGCTAACAAAGAAATGAAAGATGGTTTAATAACAACGGCTAGTGATGAAAATATGGAAAAATTAAGTTGTGATAAAAATATAGATGGGTTTCCAACAATTAGGATTTTTCAAAATGGTAAACATCACGACTATAGTGGTGAAAGAAATTCAAATAGTTTATTAAATTATATAAAAAAAATAAAATCGGTTGAAAATAATAATACAGATATGGATAAAAGTAGTATAACTACACTTAAGGATAAGAATGAACTTTTTTTAAAAGGTATAGATAAAAAAAAAACAGAAGAGAGAAAAAAAATATCAAATCATATTATATCTAAATTAAAAGAATTAAGTAATAAAGCAAAAAAAAGAATTTCAAATAAAAATAATAAGAAAAAAAATAATAAAGATGAAAATAAATTAAAAAAAACAATTAAAAAATTAAGAACAGCATTAAAAAAAGAAAAAGAATTTACTAAAAAAATAAAAGAAGTAACAAAAAAAAAAAGAGGAAGACCA